CTTACAAACAAAACTTTAGCAGCTTTAAACAAGAAAGTAAAAGGTCAAAAGGCTGCAAACGCAGCTCAAGCTAGTCAAATAGCAAAACTAACTTTACTTCAGAAAAAGCAAAAAAGAGCCGTTGATTCACATATAAAAAGCTTAGACAAGAGTACTACTGCTATAAATAAAAACACAAAAGCAGGTAAGTCTTCAGTGGCAGGTATGCTTAAAATGGGAGCATCAGTTGGAGTTGCTATTCAAGCCTTCAGGAAGTTATCTCAATTTTTAATTACAGGGGTTAAGGATTTTGCTGCTTTTGAAAAGGGAGTTAAAAACGTTTCAACTTTATTAAGTGGGGATGAGGGTTCTTTACTTCAGCCAAAATTATATCAAGGTGCTTTAGATATAGGTAGAAAGTTTGGTTTTGGATTGGCAGATATAAACAAAGCAATGTTTAACGCTGTTTCGGCAGGTATTAAAGGAGGAGAAGCTGTCGAGTTTTTAGGAGAAGCATCTACTTTAGCTATGGCAGGTGTTACTGATTTGAAGTCTGCTACACTAGGTATTACTACAGCATTAAACGCTTACGGAGAATCTTCAGATAAAGCAAGAGAAGTTGCTGAGATACTATTTACAACTCAAAAATATGGTGTAACAACTGTAGAAGAATTATCTAAGTCTTTAGGGGTTGTTTTACCTTTAGCTGCATCTTCAGGAGTTAGTCTTGAGGAATTAGGGGCTACTCTTTCTGTTACCACTAGAACAGGTTTAGATGCTGCAAAGTCGGTTACAGCTATTCGTGCTGCTTTAGCTCAAATGCAAAAACCTTCAGCTCAAGCTAGGGATTTATTTATAAAGTTAGGAATACCTATGGGTTCTGCTCAACTTAAGGCAGTAGGGTTTACTGAAACAATGAAAAGATTAAATAAAGCGTTTAAAGATAACCCTGCTGACATAGAAGCTATGTTTGGTAATATTCGTGGTCTAACCGCTGTATTCTCTGTTGCAGGGGATAACGCAGACCAATACCACGAAATTCTAGGCAAACTAAACGATGAAACATTAAGGGCTAGTAATTTAACTAGAGCTGAAAATGAATTAATGGATTCTATGGATACTAAGTTAAACACACTTGGTAATTCTTGGAAAAACTTTAAAATATCTATAGGAGACTCTTCATTCTTTGGAGAATTAGTTAGTGAAATGACTAAGAGTATGGAAATACTAGCTAGCGAACAGTTAAGCTTGTTAGAAAAATTCAACCCGTTTACTAGTCAAACTTCAACTTACAAAAAAATGTTGAGGAGAAATGCTGCACAAGCTTTAAAAGATACTAGAGCAGAGATTAAAAAAGTAGCTCCTGAGATTAACGAACTAAATGCTATTATGTATGGTTTTGGAGACCCTGGCAATACTACAAGACTTACTGATGAGCAGAAAAAACAAGCAGATGCTTTTAATGCCAACATAGACAAGGCTAGAGATAAAGACGGACAATTTAACCCTGCTTTAGCGGGTATGACCGACCTTGGTTACGCTACATTTATTGACGCTTACAAACAGTACAACGCAAAAATTCTTGCTGTAGATACAAAAGCTGCTGATGATAAAAAAGCAATCGATGATAAAAAAGCAAATGATAGAATAGCTTACAATAATGCTGAACGGAATCAAAGATTAGCTTTACAGAAAGAACTTCAAGATTTAGACGCTCAAGGATTTGAAGATGGAGAGTACGCTAATGTAATAGAATTAGAGAAGCTAGAAGCAAAACTAGATTCATTTAGAGGTTTAGAGCAAAAGTATTACTTAAACAACATTAATGATGCTACTGAGTTAGCTAGAATAAAAGATGAGATTGCTAAAACTGAGTTATCTATAAAGAAAAAAAGGCTCCAAGTAGAACGCTCTAACAGTAAAGAGTATGACGATATGCAAACTCAATTAGCTACAGAGGTTGCTGACACAAAGATATTTGAAGCTAAAAGAGAAGCGAAAGAAAACAACCTTACTAACGCAGAGTTTAGAAGGGAGATGCTAAGAATAGATATAGCTTATTTTGATGAATTAATAAACTCTACAGAAAGAAAGAGTGATGAAACATTAGCAAAACTTAAAGCTAAGAAAGCAAATGCTGAGGTTCAGATGGCTAAGATTGACGAACAAACTGAAAAAAGTAAGCGTGACCAAAAAGTTAAGTTTGCAATAGAGGGTATAAACTTAATAGCTGATGCTGCAAAGAAAGCTGCGGAAGTAGAGCTTGAGAACCAACAAAGAATCTTAGATAAGAAAAACGAAGCCAATGAAAAGGCTAATCAAGACGGACTCATAAATGATAGGGTTGCTAAGAAAAGAAAAGATGCTATAGAAAGAGAGTCGTTTAAGTTAAGGAAAGAAAACGAATTAAAGTTAGCTAAAATAAGTTTAGCTCAAGAGCTTGCTAATATCGCTGTTCAAGCGGCAGCTAATCCTGGGAACGCCTTTACTTTTGGTGCTGCGGGTGGTGCTCAATACACAATTATGGCTGCATTAGCTTTAGGTAGATATGCTGCGAACGTAGACTCAATAAAATCTCAGAAGTTTGCTAACGGGGGTATGGTTCACGGAAACCCTCACTCAAGAGGTGGAGAAAAGTTTGCAGTTGGTGGTAGAGTAGTCGAGTTAGAAGGTGGCGAAGCTGTTATAAATAAAAGGAGTACGGCTATGTTTGGAGGAGCTTTAAGTGCAATGAATCAAGCAGGCGGAGGCGTAGGGTTTTCATCCCCTAACTTTGGTAACTCAGGATTTATAGACTACAACGCTATCGGGGCTGCTGTTGGTAGAAACACAAATGTAGTTCTACCTGTGGAAGCATTAAGAGAAACTGAGAATAGATTAAAAGTAATTGAATCTTCATCTAGATTTTAAATATGAAACAAGAACTTATAAAAAGAATAACAAATCTTTGCGAATTAGATTCTTCTGAAGTAGTGAACTCTCTATACAATGAGGGTTTACTTAATAACAACTTAGTTAGAAACTATTTAATTAGGGCTGACTTTGACGAAGCCTTAACTAAAAACAACTCTGAACTTATAAAAAATATATTTATAGACTTATCAGAAAAGTACGGAATATCAATAAGGCAAACTCAAAGAGTGGTTTATGATTATATGAAAAACAAAGTGTCAATCAATGGCAACACTATATAAAATTAATTAACTATATTTGTATTATGGAAAATATCTATGAAAATAAGTCTTGGTATGCTATAAGCCCAATAGAGGCAAAAGCTAAAGGTAAGTCTACTGACATCTTCATTTATGATGAGATAGGTGTTCACGGAATTACTGCTAAAAGTTTTTTGCAAGACCTTAAAGACTTGAAAGGTAAAGATATTACCCTCCACATTAATAGTACAGGTGGAGATGTTTTCGAAGGGCAAGCAATCTATACAGCGTTAAAGAACTATACAGGTAAAGTAACGGCAAAAATAGAGGGTTTGGCGGCATCTATGGCTACGGTAATAGCTTTAGCGGCAGACACCATAGAAATGACCTCTAACAGCTTATTTATGATTCATTCTCCTATGAGTAATGTCTTTGGTAATAAGTCTCAAATGCGAAGACAAGTAAACGCTTTAGAGAAAGTAGAGTCGACTATGCTTAACGTGTACTCTAAACGAACAGGCTTAGATGAAGAAAAGATTTCTTTTATGCTAGAAGCTGAAACTTGGCTTAGTGCTGAAGAAGCTAAAGAGATGGGATTTGTAGATAGCGTATCAGGTAAAATGGAAATTGTAGCTAAGTACGATATGAGTGGCTTCGAAAACAAAACAGCAGAGGATATATTAACCACCTTCGGAAACGAAGAAATAAAAACAGAGAGTAAAATGAATGAAGAAACTATGAAAAATTGGTTTACCGAAATCAAAAACCTAATTGTAGGTAAAGCAGAAGAAACGGCGCAAGCAGAGCCTGCCGCACAGACAGAAGCAGTAGCCCCTAAAGAAGAGGTTAATGTAGATGACTTAAAGGCTCAATTAGAATCATTGACTCAAGAAAGAGATTCTTTATCTCAGAAACTAAGTGTTCAAAAAGAAAAGTCAAATGAATCTAAGGAAGAGTTTAAAACTCAGTTTGAGACTATGGCTCAACGTATTTCGAAACTAGAAGCTACACCTTCAGTTACTTTAGCTGAAAACGAGCCTAAAGTTTCTGTTGATAAAGCAGCCCCTAAAGATGCGTGGGCTGAACTTGGAAAAAGTTTATTAAAGTAAAATATAAATAATAATTAAAAAAGAAAAAAATGGCATTTTCATTAACTAACAATTTACCTGCTGTTGAGCAGTACGATGTAAATAAGTACATTGTTTCTCCTTTATTTTTGGGCGAAGAGCTTTTATCCTATATGGATGTTCTTCCTAACATTAAAGGAACAACAGTTATCGACCACTTAGGTAAATTAACAAAAATTACTAAAGGTTTCAACAACGGAGCTTTTTCAGGCGCAGGTTCGGGAGAATTTAAAGGAGTAACTATTTCTCCTGCTCGTGTTGAAGCTGAGGTTGAATTTAGAGCGCAATCTTTATTTGGAAAAATTAAAGGTCAGCTTATGAAAGCAGGTCACGATTTTGACAACATTGATGGTTCTATTGTAAAAACAGCTTTACTTGACCTTATCGGTTCAGGTATTAAGCATGACTTTAATCGTCAATTAATTTTTAACGATGTAAACTCTAGCTCATCTAACTTTGATATGTACGATGGTCTTTTTAGAACTGCAAAAGAAGCTTCAGCTACAATGCTGACTAACGCTGATTTAACAGGTTCTGCTAACGACGCTGCATTAGCTGCAGATGGAGGAGGTCTTGAGATTCTTCAAGATATGTACGCTGCGGCTTCTGCTGAGCTTTTAGCTGCGCCAGGTCGAGTGTTTATGGTAAACGGAGCTGTTGCTGATAACTATCAAAAAAGCTTAGAAGGAACGCCTTACGCTGCTGCTGCTTATGGAGCTGTAGTTGATGGAGCTAAAATGAGCTACAGAGGTATTCCTATTGTAGTTCGTAGAGATTGGGATGCTGTAGTTGGTGCAGACCACGCTGCTATTTCTTTCACTAGCAATGCTACTGAAAATTACTGCGCGATATTGACTTGTCAAAACGCTTTCATCGTAGGTACAGACTTTGATGAAACTCGTGCTGAACAGTGGTACTCTCAAGATAATAAATCTTACCGATTTAGAGTATCTTATATGGTTGGATGTGCGTTGCCTAATCCTGAATTAGCAGTTGTTTATACGCCTGACGCTATAGCATAATTATAGTATAATGATTAATATTAAAGGGAGTTGGGGTTCTGCTCCACTCCCTTTTTTTATAACTTTAAAATAAAAATAAAATGGCATTAACAGCAATATCAGTAGGAGCTGCAGACCACTTTGGAAAAGGTGGGGTAAAATCTATCGAGGTGGCTTCTTACGCAGAGGGCAGTCAAAATATAACCTACACAGCGGCAACGAATGTAGCTGCGGGTTCTATAGGTACAGGTCGAGTTATTGAGTTTGAAAAAGAAAGCGCAAATATGACTATATCTTCTTCTAGCGAATTGGTTGGTTTATCTGTAAATACAATCACAATAGAAGGATATATTCCTAAAATCACAAACGATAAATTAGAATCACTACAATCTTTACTTGACGCTCCTTTAGTGGGTAAAGTAACTACTTGGGATGGTGTTGTTTATTTAGTTGGTTGGGAAGAATCTACAGCTACTTCAGCTTCATCTACTGAATTTCCTATGGTTATGTCAGGATTAGAGGTTGCTACAGGTTCAAGTCTGTCAGACCAAAATGGTTGTACTCTTACGTTTACTTGCAAGCAAGTTCACTTACCTGCTACATTTTAATAATTAATACTTAAAAAAAAATAAAATGGCATTAACAGATTTAAGTATCGCCTTTCAAGGTGGTAAAGATAAGGTAGGAGGAATCGTAAAAGTAAACTTGTGGGAGCAATTATCTACAGGACACGCAGTTACTGACTCAGCAAATGGAACGGTAGGAACAGGTGTTATAACTTCTTTTGCTGCGCCTACTACCGCAGGAAATGTTGGGGTTTATAAATTTGCTCAAGGAACAGGTAAAATGGATGTTTCTCTTTCTCAGGAAAAAGGATTAGCATTAGCTACTATTTCTATAGAGGGTTATATTCCGCAAATAAGTAAAACTGAATTTAACGCACTACAAGAGCTTGTAGGTAAATGCTTAATGGGTCAAGTAGAAATGGCTACTAAAGCAGGCGGTATAACTAACAACTTTTTAGTTGGTTGGGATAATATACTAGGAACACACGAAAGTTCAGGGGATTATCTTCACTC